CTAACAACTTAAAAGAAAAAATAGTATTAGAAGGGGTTGCATACCCTTTACTTACTCCATTTACATATAAATATACATTTGTACCGTCTGAATAAAATAACATATTTCCATCAGTGATAGGCTCGGTCTCTAATGTATTACCTGAACCATCAAATTTGGAAACAACATTACCTTTTGTAAAAATACTAATATTCCCTGAATAGTCATCAAAAATAGCACATCCCTCAGAAACTTTATTACCTAATATACTAATAGCCGAAGAGGGTGATAGGTCAATATTACTTATTCTAAATCCAACAGCCCATTTAGTAAGAGTAAGAGTACTATCTAATATAACAGCACCACCTTTACCATCATTAACAATACAAGCATCAGGTCTTAATTCTCGTGTTTCATCTCCTACAATATCTTCAGCAAAACCAGTATCTGCATCACAAACATCAGCTCTACCTCCACTATTATTAATTCCACATATACCTTCATCAGGTGGGATAGGATAAAGATTACCAGGAAAAGGTATTATATCACCTGTTTTTAATATTGGTCTATTTGACTTCCGTCTTCGTTAGCTACTGTAATTGATGTACAATCACCATCACTATTATATGTCATTTTCCAAATGAATTGCAATGTAGCAGGATGTCCATAAAAGAATCCAACTTCTGTTGCTTTTCCATTTGTAATATCTTCCAATTCAGCTCCTGCAAACACAGCGTTGGTACCTGTTGCAGTAAAGAACTCACCATATTTATTGGTTACAGCTCCATCAAAACTTGTAGTATCATCTCCTGATTTAGATATAAAATAGGAGTTGCCAACTGTTAAACTTCCACTTGTTATAGTAGTACTTTCAGTAGTTTTTATAGCTCCTTCACTCATATGTGGACGAGGATAAAAACTTCTCATTTCTGTTTTACTTTCCATAATAGTTGTTTTAAAAAAGGACTAGCCAATATGACTAGCCCTTTTGATTAATATTAGACAGATGCTAAAATAACTTCTAACACTCCTATCAAAGTAGTATTTGATGTATTTGCAGCTAACATTCCCAATTGATTGTAAGGTGCATCATTAGAATTAAGTTGGTCAAATTTTGTTTTCTTCCAAGTGAAATCAAAAGTGTCATAAGTTTGACCAGCTATTGTTTGCATTTCTTGAGGATATAATTCTTTAGGATAAGATTTATATTGCTCATTACCTTTGTGAGCAGATGCTTTAAGTTCAATAGGAGCAATTTGCCAAGACAATCCATGACCTGCATCAAATTCTGTTCCAGTTACAGATGTATAAGTTTCAAATTCATACATTCCAACTGTTTCAAAACCCACATGAGCTTTACCAGTAATTGTCATTGTAGTAGCTGTAGTTTTAGCTGCAGTTACATATTCAGAACCGGCATTAATTAAAACTACAATAGCATCAATTAAATTCTCAATACTTTGACCTGCTTTAATAGGTACAGTAAACTCTTCATAATCTTTACCATAAAGAGGTGTTACATAAACTGCAGGACTAATTGTTACACCAGCAGACTTACCTGCTGTTGTTCCAGCTCCTGTAAAATCTAAAGTTTGGATTTTCTCAGCATATGGAGCATAATCTTCTTTTAGATATTTAAAAGTATCACGTTCAATCAATGGAGACTTCCATAATCCACCACCTACTGTTTGTAATACCATTTGAAATAAGGTTTGTGTTGAAGTACCAAAACCAGTGTCAGGTACAATAGCACCATCAGGTGTTACAAATACAATTGCACCAGGTGCTAACTCATTAATTTCATTAGCATTTGCGATAGTACCTGTTCCACTCTTTGCAGCATAAGCTGTCGTATTCATTACTAATACTGTTTCCATAGTATATTATTTTTTATTCTTTTTATCTTTATCAGTTTTTGTAGATTTCTTTTCAGAAACCTTATCGACATCATTTGTCTTTTCAGGTTTAGCTTCCTTTTCAGGTTTACTTTCCTTTGGAGCTTTAACCTCTTCTTTTGCAGCTTTAAATTTAGCTACAATCTTTCGTATTCTTTTAGATACATACATATTATTGAGTATTTCTAGTAGATATTGTAGCAGTTGCCTGAACATCTCCACTAAGTATTAAACTTAAATGTGTAACTGTTAAATCAATAATTTCTTCGATATGTGATGTGAAATCAGTCATTATATCTGCTCTAAGATTTAATAAAACTGGTTTCTTAATATAAGTCATATAAGCCAATATAGGTAAATATTGAGGGTTGTAATCTAATTTCAAAGTATCTTTACTCATTTGTATCAAAGGTTTCTTATATCTATTTTTATACATATAATAATTACTTTTAATATCCTTAAAGTATTTGGAAGATACTAAGTCAGTAGGTACTTCTTTATTTAAAGTAACATCATCAAATGATTTATAAAGTGTACTTACAATTACAGAAGCTTTTGAAATAGCACCATAAGTTATAGTTATAATTCCAGGTGATTGAGTACCTTGCATTACAAATATAAAATTATTCTTATAATACATATCAGCATAACGTTCCCAATAAACATCAAAATTAGGTCTGGTTGTTGAAGTAACATTACCTTCTTCTAGTATAGCATTTATCACCATAAACTTACTATTAATATTAGTAAGATTTGTTAAACCTACTATTGAAGATTTAAAAACAGAAAAAGTACCAATTTTAACTTCAACATCATTTAGTTGTGCAATATCATCTGGTGTAAATTCTACAGTTGCTATTGTTGAACTATTTTGAGGTTTAAATGTAACATCTTTATCTGTTCGTTTACAATTCCAATCAATTCCTAATTTTAATTCTTCAAACTTATAATAATCAGCAGGTAGTACACAATAGATATCAGAAACTCTTGAAGGGATACCTATACCATTTTCTAGTACTACAATATCAACTTCTTTATCAATAACATTTAAATCTTGTAAATCATCATATCGTTTAACACTTTCTAATAAACCTTTAGGTGTAGCATCAATAATACTTCTTTCTTCAATGAATTTAAGCATTACTGAATTAAATACTTCATCTATTTCTTCAGGTCTAAAGGTACGTTTACGATTAGAATTAATTTGATTAAGTCTACTTTGAATACCTATGTGTACTTCTTTTGCTGTTGAATACATATCTTATTAAATTAAAGATTTTGCTCGTGCCGAATATTGATTTAATGCTCCATCATTTTTAGCATCACTAAAGAATGTTAAAGCTGTTTCCATATTAGTACCAATAATTACAGTCGGGTCATTTGCATCAATTATCATACTTGAACTAGGATTACGTTTAAGAATCCCTTTTCTTATGTATGATTCTATAAGTGATTTAGTCATTAAGTTTTTATCATTCATAGCTGTAATAATCTTTTCAGGATTAGTTCTAGCTACTTCTGAAATCTTAATTCCTTTATCTATTTCATCACCAGTTGTAATATTTAATACTGAACATACAGCATCGAATAATTCTTTGTCTTCATCAAGTTTCAATAAAGCTCTATTAATACGTTTAGTTGTTTCAAACTTAAGACGTTTGGCTTCAACTATATCTTCTTTTGTTACCATGTAAAATTCAATACGTGGTGACTTATTAACAAGTGCTTGTGAATTTGCAACTCGATTATGATGTAGACAATATAGATAATTAAAATATTCTAGTTTATTAACAGGTGTTGCATACTTGTAATAATCTACTTCATTAACATTTTTATTACCTTTTACAGAGTAACCCATTACAAATTCTGCAAGTTCTTCATCAGTTGATATTTTAGCTTTTTTAGCTTTAATCAATTTTTGAATTTCTACAATCTTTGCAGAATCTTCTAAATCAAAACTTAAACTTGTGTTTAAAATTTTACCTCCTTTTGGAACATCAATACTTATTGCATAAAAATAATTACTTACTACATCTTGCCATTTACCACTTTTAGAATCAAGTCCTAAAACTGTTGGTAAAAGGTTTTTGAGTAAATCGTCATTGGCAAGTAGAGTCTTTTCTGCACTTTCTGATGCAGCAAGTTCTCTACTTGTTCCTCCATAGACTTCATTATTCATTTTCACAAAAGGTGAATTTTTAATTTTCTGTAATATTGTTACTTTTCTTTCTTTTAAATATGCCATTTTAGTTTTATTTATAGATTATAAATTCTTTATATTTAAACCTTTGGTTTCTAGTTTATGTTTAGTCAAGTGTATCTTTCTCCAACCAGAATGAAGTAGTTGCGTTACGCATGTTGATACCTTTAGATTCCATTACTTCATAAGATGCAATATCTTTACGAGTTGAAATTAGGTTTCCACTTACAGCACCCCACATTGCAGGAAGATTAGCCATACCTTTATAGATGTTAGCTTGATATTCACGTCCTTCTTCAACAACCATTTGAATATTACGTTCTCCAGCATCATCTTGTGAATGGTCAAGATAAACCATATTATAAGATTCAACTGGGAATCCATTAATTAGTCTACCATTGGCAATATCCATTTGTGCACGTGGACCATTATTAAATAATGAAGTATTAACTACTGTTAAAACTTTATCTTCAATTGTACGATAAGATTTGAAATACTTTCCATATTCCATGTAGTTACCCATGTCCTTAATCTCTTGAGCACCTAAACGCTCATAATAAGATTTACTTGTTGCATCGTTTGTAATTGCACGATTAAATTCACGTAATCCACCAGCACCTGTATAAAGTACAATTTCTGGTTCTTGTTCTCCTAGATAATTAGAGAAGATACGGTTGATTGTTCCTTCTAATTTATCTAATGTAAGTGTAGTATAAGTTGAGTGATTTCCAGCTTCTGTAATCATCTCTTTAATACCAGCTCCTTTAGGAACTACTTCACCTGTTGTATCATCAATTGTGGTAACATTACCAAATTCATCACGATTGTATTTGGAATACCATAATTCAGATTCATTAAAAATACGTCTGTTAAAATCGAATTGACGCATTTCTTCAGGAATCCACATATCTGTTGTTCCACCGCCTTCCATTTCAAATTGATAAACAGTTGCCTTATTTGCAATATTACCTGCGATATTCATTGAATAACGATATAAGCCATATTGATTAGTAAGACGACCAGGAGTTTGTCTGTTTGTTCTGTTACCATCAGATTTAGATACTGCTACAGCAGGAGCACCCATAACCCATGATTTTCCACCTGCGAAGTTAGATATATCAATACCTTCATCAATATCACCAGAAGTGATAATCATAATGTATGAATTAGGTTTTGAACCTTTACCTTGAATACGCACTTGATGTTCACCATCAGGAGTAGTTGCACCATAGTCTTTAATAAACCATGAATCTTCATATTCAACTTCAAATGGAGTAAATCCTACACCAACTTTAGTAACACCTGTTGAACCAACAAGTCCTACTACTTTAGAAGTTAAACGTAAACGACCCATGATATCCCATGTGTATTGAGTATCATTTAGTTTCTTAGACTTAACACTAGAAAGTGCATCCTGACCTTCTGTTGTATAAGTTAAAGGAAACATATTACTATCTTTTCCATGAATATATGTCATATTCTTTGAGATAGTAGGAATATCTACTAATTGATTTCCATATAAGAAATTCACATCAGTATACTCTGTGCTATCAAAAGCTTGATTTCTTAGAATGTTCATAATATATAGTTTTATTTATTATATTTGAGTTTTATTTTACCCTTATTATTAGAAGTACCTCTTTGAGAAGTATTTCTTTTCAATTTTAATCGTTTCTTAATGGTTGCAGCTTTATTACTATTAATAGCTGTTTTAAGTAGTTGAGAATTATCACCCCCAGTAAATAAAGTAACCATTTCAAATATATCATCATTTAATGTACGTTGTGTATTTTTAACCCATTTATCAATTTGATATTGAGTTGCATTTTGTATTGAACCATTAGGCATACGATATTGATTAACTTCAGTTGCATAACGAATTAATTCATCTCGTTGTGCAACACGTTTACCTTCTGGTGTATTAACTTCTAAGATTGCTGGTATATTAACTTTTTGACCATTGATATCAAGTTCACCTTTAGAAATAGTATTGATTAAAGTATTAACATATTGTTGATTCTTTGCAATTCTTGCTTGTTCAACTTGTGCTGCTTGTTCAGCAAGTTGTTTCTTTTGGTGTTGTTCATATTGTGTCAAATAAGCATCAGATGTACTTGCTAAGTCAGACAGTTTATTATCACTTTTAGCCCAACTAATAGCTTGTGCAATTTCAATCTCAGTATCGCCTTTCATCTTACGTGCTTGACGTATTGTAGCAATCATATCTTCTTCTGTAGAATCTTTTGTGATTGGATTACGTGTGTAAGGCTGTTCACTAAAACCATCTAAAGAGCCATTCGCAATTATATAATCTGTTACAGTTTTAAGTAACGGATTAGCTGCGTATCGCTCTTCAAGTATTTTATTAGCTCTATCTATTCCACCAGCAGTATAAACATCTTCAATATATTGTCTACGACCTTCATCAGTAGCTTCATATTGAATAGGTTCACCTTTATCATCAACAGGTTGTATACTTGATAATTCAGCTAATTTGAATTCAGATGAAATTTCTTCTTCCTCTTCCATTTCAGCTAATTGTTCAACTGTATATACAACTTCATTGTTTTCATTTACTGCATTACCTTCTTCATTTATAGAATAAGTAACACCTTCAATTTCAACTTCTGTTACTTCTTCAGAAGCTCCTTCAGCAGCTTTAGCTTCTTCAGCTTCTTCAGCAGCTTTAGCTTCAGCAGCAGCTTTATCAGCAGCAGCTTGTTCTTCTTCTGTTAAATTTGAAGCACCTTCTTCAGCAGCTTTAGCAGCTTGTTTTTCAGCTTCTATTTCTTCTGGTGTTTTAGAATTATTATTTACACCATCATTAGGTGTAAAATCAACTTTTTCAACAAATGGTTTTCCACCATTATCTACCACTGAAGTATCATCACTTACTGGTTGTGTACCTGTGTTATTACCTGCCAATGGAAGTACAATATTATTATCGCTCATTGTTTTTATAGTTTTAATTAATAGTTATTGAAATACAAATATAATACATTATATAAGGTATATGGTAAAATGTTTAGCATCATTTTTCACCATTAGGTTAATCTCTAGGATTGAATCATTTATCTCTATCTAATTAAATTCCAACACCTTATATTAAAGTGTTGGAATTATTAATGCTATTTGCTTGTAGTTGGTTTAGGTTTCTGTTTCTCATTCTTTACCTTTGCTCTTGTAAGTTCTAGTTGTTGTTCTTTTATTTGAGTTTCTAAGTATTTAAGATTAGCATCAAATTCTGAATTATCATCTTTATGGTCTATAACACCATTTCCATTAGAATCATATCCTGCTTCAGCAAGTTCTCTTTGAGCTTGTAATTCAAGCATTTTTATATAAACATCTTTATCTTTTTCAAGTAAACCATATCGACCTTTTAAATCTACTTCATCTAATGAACCTTTAAGTTTCATTTCCTCAAGTTGATTTTTCTTATCTTCTATATACTTTTTAACTTCTTGTTCTTGTTTAGCTAATTGTTCTTCTCTCGCTTCTTTAATCTTTTGAAGTTTAGCAGCGTGTACTTTAAGAGAGGATAAATCATCTTCATTAAGTGCATTAATAGCATCAAGAGTATTACCGCTCTGTACATTTGTCGAAACAATGGCATTCCGTATTGAGTCAATCTTTTCTTTTTCAAGTATATTTACAGTAAAATGAATACCTATTTCAGATGATATAAGTTCTTCATGGTTAACATCTAATTCAATTATTTCTTTATTGGCATTCATAAAATCAGTTTGAATACCATCTACATATACTATTCTACCATAGTCAGATATTGCTTGATAAAGTCTTTCTTTAAGCATATCAAACATTGTGAATAATAACACAGAACCTGTTGAAACTCTACGTATAGCTTCTTGTGTATTACTCATTCCACCTTTGGTATCAATTTGACCAAAACGTTCAGCATTCATATTTGCTAAATCCCATGCTTCAGCTTTTACACCTTTACGCATTTCATCTATTGCTCTAATATAATCAGCTTGACCAGTATTACCTATAGTACGTAAAGATTGTAGTGTATTAACATCTACTTCAGAATCATTAAATATAAGTAAATTATCTTTATACATATATTCTAACCTAGCCTCTTGAGTAAACTCATCACTATCACTTAATATACTTTCAGCAATAAGATTAATAAAACCATGAAATTTAGCTAATTCTTTACGATACTTATTTGTAAGAATCACATAGAGTGCTTGGTGGCTAATCATTCGAGCAGGTACAGGTTTCCTTGCAAAATCATATAAGAGTGACCCTATACCTACTATTGGAATTTTACAGCTATTCTTTACAGAAAGTTCATTCCTTTGTACAGATATTGGTCTAAGTGGTATATAAACACCAGCCCCATAACCATTGCCAAATCTATAACCTTTCCATACTTCATCTTCCCATTCCCATTCAATACTTACATCACCATTTTCTAAATCAATTTCATAAGTATCTCCAACATTACGTGTTTGTAGTTGTCCTTGTAAATCTAAATATGTTAAGATACCTACTTTACGTTTAGTTTTAATATAGAGTTCATATACATCTACTGAATTAACATCATTAGCAAATATAGATTCTTTATTGGTTCCTAATTTACCTTTTATAGAATTAGCCATAGAAGGATATTCAATATATCTATCATATATTTGTTTAGCTGATATATCAACACGTCCAGTTATATTTCTTCCAAGTAAACCTTCAAGATAACTAACATCATCTTCAGTTAAATAATTTCCAAATTCATCAAGAATATCTCTGATGGTCATACGATGTCTTATAAAACCAGCTTCATCTTCTTCTGTAAATATAGAATTTTCTTTAGGTATTCTATAATAATCAACTGGATGAATTGTTTCTATATTAAGTACATTAACTTGAGGTTCAAACTTAACATAGCATTCTTCTGTAGCAAAGAAATAATAAAATAGTTGTTGTAAATCTTCTTCAAAACGTGAATCAGAAACAAAGAATTCAACTATTTGTTTAGCTTTAGCAGCTTCTTTAGTAAAGAATTCTTCTTTAATCTTTTCAACTTCTTCTTTAATATTTAATTTTGCCATTTCTTGTTCTATCTCTTCAGGTTTCATTCCACCTTTAGATAGTTCATCTTGCATCTCTTGTAATTGTACTTTAAGTTTAGCCATAAATATAGCATATATCTTCTCTTGTACTTTAGCTTTTAATGCAAGTGTAATGTCAGCACCTTGTACTGTTGCAGTATAGAAATTAGGTGTTCTTACAAATTCACCCATATATCTTTCTTTAATAGGTGTAATAATATCTACATCATCTAATATGTTAAGTTCTTTAATTTCAACTTTCATATTCTTATCATTAATTTGGTCTAGTACTTCTTTCATTACATCTGACTTAATTATTGATTTTGCTGCATCAATATTATCTTTAGTTACACCTTTATCATTTAGCATTTTACCTAAATCAATATAATAATCAATCATAGGTTCATACCATGTTTTATCCATCTTTTCATCGTAAGTGGTTTTATGTCGCATATATATGTCAACACCACTTTCTTTTAAATGTCCTGCTATTCTCATATCTTATCTTTTTAATAATAAATCTTGTAATCGTTTACCTTCTTTTTTCTTTACCATAGGTTTTACTTTAAGTGCGGTCATAAGATTAAATTGATACATAGCTAAAATTGCAGCAGATACTCTGTCAAAGTTTCCTTTAAATCTATATTTATCTATTTCCAGTAAAAATGGTAAATCAAATATGAAGTTAAATCTACGCAGAACTTGTCCATTCTTTCCAACAGATACTTTCTCATATAGATAATCTTTAAACATATCTATACCATCAATCTTTCGTGCAGTCGTTCCAATAATCATTCCATAAGAACGTTGACCACCTGTTTTGACACTTCTATTAAGTATTACTTCTGTTGGGTCAGGTAATATTTTATGTAGTTTACCTTCTTTTTTGTAATTAGCTTTAACATTACCTCTATCCATTTCGGGTAATATTTTACAATTATAAAAATCACAAAGCTGTATAGATAGCTTATCCATTTCCTCATGAGTATCATATCTTCCAACCCATGTAGCAACTAGTATTTTACCTGCACTGTTTGCAACTGTATTTGTAGCCATCCATATTTGTATACAAGCAAGTGAATGTCTATCTTCAATTTCTCCATCACGTATTTCAGAACCTACAGGGTCATATGTAGCAAAATATAACTTTTCAGGTATTTGCCCATCTACAATAAAAGGTCTATGAAACATTCTAATACAACCTTTAAAATCTTCATTAGAGTTAAATGGTACCTTTTCTATATAAGGGTGTGTCTTAATACCTGAAGCATCTAACCATTCATTACTTCTAAATCGTAGTCCATCTTCTGTATCTTGTAACATCCCATCTGTCCAAAATCGTAATTCTTTATCTATTTTAACACGTTTAATATGTTCTTTAAGTTCAAGTGATGTAAGTATAGTTTCTGTTCCAGAATTAAATGCTTCACTAGGTCTGTTAGCGTATTGAGAACAGAACATAATATAATCTCTACCAATACCTGTATCAAGCTTTTTGAGTTTACGTTCAGCTTTAAATATCTTTTCAGCTATATGATAATTAGTATTACCATCTTTATCTAATGCCCAATTACCATCTTTATCAACAGCTTGTAGACCCCACCAATAAGGCATGAAAAAACCTATGACTTCTGTTTGACTATCTTTGTCCCAAACATTACTAAAAGGCATATGGTCATACTTTACAGTATTTGTATAATTACTTTCAAACTCAGCCCAGTTTCCTTCTTTAACACCACCTGTTCCAAAACTTGAAATCATACCTGTTTTAAATGCTCCTGTTGTAGTTGCAGGATTAGTTACAGACATAAAATCAGAGAAGTTAGGGAAATCATTAAGCTCATCACACTTAATTTTAACAGCATCTTTACCTACTGCTGCACCTGCCTCATTTTTAGTAGACACAGAAAACAATGTGCTTCCCCAACCTCCTTTAGTACCATTTTTAAGTTTATAACCAAGTTCAAGTTCTTCAAGATTATCTGATAACAAACCTTTTGGTCTACCATAGTTATCAATACCACCTCTAATAAATGGCGTATGCTCTTCATAAAAAACTAATTGTCTATAACTCATATTAGTTATGGCACCTGATTTAATAAGATATTTCTTATCACCTGCTGCATGTATTACAACTTTCTGTGGTGTTAAATTTAATTCATTAGCTGAATCAATACTTTCCATAAAAGATGCACCCTTACGTCTTGATTTAAGTGTGATAAGGTTGAATCCATTACGTACAGCAAATTCTTTAACTGTTGTATACCAAAATTGAAAATCAATGAATAAAGGAAAGTCAAATTCTTTTGTAGGTACTATTTCAATGTTTGCTTGTAGAGCTTCCATATCTAGTACTTGAACACGACCATAATTAAGAAAGTTATAAAACTCTCCAGATATATGTAAATCTGTTATAGTACCATCAGGATTAAGTCTACATGGTGCTACCATACCATGTTTCCTTCTATGTTCTTCTTTCTTTCTGAATCTTTCGTATGGTATTGAATCTCTATTAAAAGAAGTATACTTTCCTGTTTTCTTATGTCGTAAAGCTGCTTCTCTAAATAAATGTGTATTTATAAATTTAAAAGAAATATTCAAAAGAAATGCCCCATTAGTATCAACAAGAAAATAATCAAAAGGGTCAATATAATTTCTACCAGTTTTAGGATTGATTGTCTCAGATGCTTTTTTATATTGTGATTTATCTGAATCAATAAACTGTTTGAAAGGTTCTATTCCTTCATCATATAATAAGTCTATGTCATTATCTATTTCCATATATGCTATATCTTTTCTCAGAACAGTATGATGATGTCCCCCTCGAGGGGAAGGGAAAGCTGGCATTAGTCATGCACGCTATCCTTTCCTTTATGTTCTTTTTTATCTTGTTCACTATCATTAGATTCAAATCCAAAACGTGTTCCAAATTCTGCACTAACTAAACCCTTGTCAATAGAATCTTTATCTTCTTTATTTAAAGCTTCGTCTAGTGTTGTATATACACAACAATCAATTTGTATTTGTTTAAGTGTCTTATCCATTATAACAATGTTGCTTGAGAGTTTCCTACAAATGTTTGAAAATGATGTGACAACATAGAATCAACTTCATCTTTAAGATAGTTCATTTGAATCAAATCAGTTCTATCTTTACCAAGAAGTTCAGGAATCCGTTTAACTTCTTCATCACCTTCTTCATATAATATACCTTCTCTTATGTGTGCTAATGTAATACCTTTATTAGTGAAACCTAGTTTCTCAACAAGTCTAGTATATATAGATAGTTGTAATGAATATATTACAAATGTAGATTGTTGAAAAGCTGTTAAAGGATGTTTAAGAAAAGTATTAGTTTTAACAAACTCATTCGTGACTTGTCCTGTAATTTTATCCTTCTTGAAATAACCAGAAATCCACTTGTAACGTTCATCATCAAATGGTATAATCTTTTGACTGTTGGTTTTCCAGTCTAATATCATAAAGGTACGTTCATTAAAGTTTATAAATAGAATATCAATAAGACCACTGATAAGAAGTTCAGGGTCAAATATACCTATTTCAGAAAAGATACGATAACCCATTGAAACATATATAGAAATCAATTTATATATACGTGGGTATTTATCAGCTATACCATGTTCAACAAAAAAGTCTAGGTCTAATTCACCAACATGTTCATTAAGACCTAGAGCTTCTTCTACATTGTTTACTGTGTATATCTTATCATTAATATATTTACCATCAATAATTTTATATCCACTAGCTTTCTTTACAGCGTCTTCTAAATAATTGTGTATTCTATTACCTTTGTTTAAAGCTGTGGTATTCATATCCTTCCATAGTTTAAGTATATGTGGAACAGCCATACCATAATAACGTGAATTACGAGAAGTTGAACAACGTTTAGCCATTGTTTTAGAATCAAACTCATGTTCATATTTACCTATAACAGTCGTTGCAGATGTATAAACAAAACCTCTATCATCTTTATAGCTATGTGCCTCTTCGTTAAAATATAAATTAATCTTCTCCATCTTCAAGTCTTTTAACTTTAGTTGCAAATGTATATTCAAAATCAGATATAGAATTAACTAACACCACAGGATTACCCTGTGATATTAGTTCATCTATAACTTCAGATTTAGCATTACTTATTTCATCTATATATTCAGCGTTCAAATCTTCTGAATAAAATACTCCGTTAGCACTTATAATTTTATACATGATTTAATGTTTAGGATATTTACATATTTGTCTACCAATTACATTACCAGCATCATCGAAAGTTTCTTTAATATAAGCATTTTCAACAGTAGTAACAGCTTCGGCTACAACATAGCTACCATCTGGATTACGTTGTTGAGTAGTTACTTGAATAACTACATCAGTACCTGTACCATTGTTTTCATAAACAACTTCCATAGCCTTAGTACTTTTCATCCAACCTTCAATTTCACTTGATGCTTTAGATATAAGTTTAAAGGTATCACCATTACCCCAAAATACTATATCCTTAACATTCTTTCGAGCACCATTAGCAGTTGTGTTATGTAATGATTTATAACGTTTCTTAAGATTTACTTTTGCATAATTTTGTAAAAAGAAATCTTCTGCTACAAGCCATTTATCTTTTATATTTTCTTTACTAACAGCAATCATATCACCCTCTTTAGGGCTACCTTTATGAATATCTTCATCACTAATTGATACACCTTCTAAATTCATACCTTTAGTATAAGGTATCATAAGTTGTGTAGCTGGCTTAATATATTCTTCATAATTAGAATATTGATTAAGGTCTAATTGGTCATCTATATCTTCCATAACTTAAAGTTTTAAACCATCAGCGGTTGGTTCAACAGTAGCGTTATCTGGATTATAACTATTAGGATAAGGATTAGGTTCATTAAGTCTTTTTAAATCCATACCAAGCCACATAATACTTTGTTGAAGATTAGTGATAGCTAAACTACGCTCTCTACTACTAGGTAAGTTTTTAAGTTCTTGAAGATGTTCGTCAAGGTCTTTGCGAAGTTGTTTATCTAATTTAACTTCCATTTCAATACTATTATTTTCATTTTCCATAACTAATAATTTTTAATCGTTTACTTTACTACTTTGAGGAATTGTTCCTCCACCATATAATTGAGCAGATGTTTCTTCTTCACTTAATAATATTCCTTCTATCTCTCTTAACTTTTGTACATCACTACTCAAATCATTTGTAAGTTGTCTTACTTGACTTATTGCATCAATCACTGTTTTAATTTTAGTAAGTATTTCAGCAGGTGATACGTCTTTCAATTTTTGTTGATTCTTAACATCTCTCATGATATCTTCAAGACTGACATTAATAACACTTATTGAATTTCTAGTCATATCAAAACTTTTATTAAGTTCTTTAAATAAACCAAAAACTCCTCTATTATAATGTTTATTATAAGCTATAATTGCTAATTTAATTTTATTAGTTTCTTTAAAACTTTGAGGTAATCCTAAATTATCTTTAACATCAGCTATCAATTCTCTACCAGTAAGTCCTACAATATTACCTGGACTACCATAATGTGCAATGTTTGCAACATATGCTAAAGCTTTTAAACCATCTTCCTCATTACTATAATCATTAAATACATCTTTAAATTCTTTTATACTTAAAGGCATACTAATTAATGCAGTATTAGATTTAACATCTAATGTGTAACTACGTCGTTTAAAGTTTAATATATCAATCATCTTCTCCTTCTTCTTTTTTATCTTTAGCATTTAAATCAAATGAATAAACTTGTGCTCTTTCTTTTTTAAATGGGTTTTGATGTGTATCAAAGAAATCCATTAAAGCTTCTTTTATCAATTGATTTACTTCATAAGGTTCCAGTTTATCTGTAAGTTCTTTTCTTATCTTATTTACTATAACTCGTAAAGGATTAAACATAAATTTACCTAAACCTGGAAGTGCCATAGAACCTACTTTATTCTTTATACCTTCTCTGACATAATAACCTTGTCCTTTTAATAGAAAAGCTAGTAGTTCTTTTTGTTCTTTTGGTTCAAGTTTAAATATTTTATGTTCTGGATTAAGACGTTTAATATGTTTTAAAGTTCTTGCATATACAACATCTAAATCAACTTTCTCTTGTAATAGTTTAGAGTTCATTTAATATGTACCAAGTATTGAGAAATCGGATACAAGTAGATATTCATATATAACCATTTCTTTGTTTTCAGAAATAAGTTTAGTTCTAAGATTGTAAGGTAGTGCAGCAAATGTTGCAGATACTGCCATAAGAGTTGTTGGATTTTCCTTTAAATCAAGTCTTTTCATACTCATTGCATTTTCCCAATCGAGTACAGGTTCAGAATCAACTTTGAATTCATCTTTTAAATCTGAACCCACTGATACTATTCTATATTCTCTTTCTGGTTGTAATGATGCTATTGCATTTGCTCTTGCTTCTGAATCCATTTCTCTATGTATCATAGCTATTGCAAGACGTGATGGAAGGATTGTAATCTTTTCTTCAACTAATACTTTATTTTTACGTATGTTAAATAATAGTTGAAAGTCATGGTTAAGTAGTTTATCTAAATCTGCCATTGTTGCAGTATCTATTGTCATACCACTTTTAGTTCTAATTGCCATTTCTCTTTTAGTTTAATTAGTTTATAATGTACTTTATTGAGATTGCAAACATACTATATATAAGGTGTAAAGTCAAGGAAAAACTCTTATTTATAATACATTTAGATTAAACACATTGTTAATCAGATGTTTTAGTATGTGAATATAGATAAATTTATACTCATATAGTTAGACAATAATTTCCCCATTCATTAAAATATGTTAAATTAGGTATTCCAAGAAGTGTTGCAGACTGAAAAGTCGGTATTTTTACAAATATAAGCATAAATTTATTACAAAAAACATTAAAAAAATTAAATTTGTATTAATATTTTTACTACCTTTGTCGAGTTAATAGTTAGAAATTAACATTAATGTTTGTTTGTCGGAACAGCGTATAAGATTAAAAAGGTGAAGCATCCAAAGTTTCACCTTTTTTGATAAGTAAAAATTCATGTCTTTTTACTTGCATATCGGAAGCCCTTATAGTATCTCAAACTATAGGGGCTTTTTAATGTTTTCTTATACGTAATAGGGTATGGAATTTTAAACCTTATTTTAGATGTTTTTCTATACTTAAATCTTTGGTTTATTTGTTATGTTTTTATACATGGTTTAGATTATGTGTATATAAAGGTGTTATTTCATTAATTTGTAATGGTTTTGTAGAATGAGATTTAAGAGGTTTTAAAAAATGAAAAAAAAATAAAAAATATTTTGGAAGTTGGGATAAAAAATGGGTAAAAATGGATAAAAAATGTTTTAAAAAAATAAAAAATAAAAATCTACTTGTGTTGTTGGTTGTGTTAGGCATCATAAAACAACCCCCAATGGAAATTTACCCATAAAGGGTAGTACTAAACATTTAAATTCATACAATATGAAAAAGACAGGTAAACTTGCTGTCAAGGATGGTTTCGCCACCCTTGACATAAAAGACGGAACGTCTTATTACGTCGATAAAGACGTAGACATAGCACTGCTAGTAAGCGGTGCTAAATATGCATTTGAACTAGGTTCAAATGTATTTACTTTGCGCAAAGCAGTAAGCTTTGACCAAGTAATGACAGGAGAAGATGGAACATCTTATCCTGCAAATGAAGTGATACCAGTTGGTACCACTTTAACACGTAAGCCAAAAGCTTACGCATTGGAGATTGTCGACCAGAAGTTCGACAATCAGCAACAACTCTTTGATGTGGAATTGGAATTCCACAAAAAGAGAATGGCAAAACTAGACCTCTTAGAGGACTAGTTTTGTCAAGTGCAGCTACATGAAAATGTAGTTGCACTTGTTCTTGTAAATGCATATAAGAATAATAATGCATATAAGAATAATAATGAGCATGAGCATGAGCATGAGCATGAGTATGAGTTAGTGCAGGTTTAATGTTTTGATATTTGAGTTGAGTTGTGGGTTAAGGTTGTGGATGC